GTCGACTGTTATCCCTCTGGCCAACACCCTCCGCTTATCTAGGCTGATACGCCGAGGCTTTGAGGCTTGGAAGGACTCTTGTGGTCTGAGAGACGAGTTGATATACATGCCCCCAACCTCACCTTGGTGGGAGTTCCAAAGGGCCTATATGCATGGATATGGACAGACGCCTCCTCTCTCGGATCTCGTCTCGGATGCCCTAGACCTTGACATCCAACTCCGGTGGGATAACTCCCTCGCCCGCTACCGAACGACATCTGGACGACGTTTGGGGGCTGGAGCCTATGCCACTACGGACGACATTTGTGCCCCGTCCCAACCTTCTACCGAATATACATATAGGATTGTATACGAGGAGAGTTGGTGTACCGGTCATCAAACTGCAACGAACCCACAACCATCATACGCCGCTGGTTCGTATATCCGTTACCTTAACCACATCGGTGGCGAGGGTATCCGATATGAAAAATGGCATTCACATTCACAATTCGACAAAGCGGTCTTCGGCCGTCTCCTCTCGACTGTTGATTGTGAAATCTATAATCTGGCAGGGTGGTCCAGACTTCACTATACCACCCCCGAAATCCTCCTTACTGTTGGGTGGGGCGCCCCCCAAGCGGTTAGGGACTGGACGTCACGTTCTCCCGTCACCGCCGTGGTTAGCAACACTCAGTGGGAAGAGAGATGCGGTAATGTAGTTACTGCGGCATTCATGCGTCTGGTCAAGGATAACAGATTAGCTTCTGTTGTTCCTGCCCAACAGTCGCTGATGCCTCAGGATTTTTGCCCAGTCATAAGATCCGCGACTGGCAGTGTCGACGCGATGTCGGATCGGGACTCTGGGACTGGGTTGACAACACCTCAGGCACCAAGTCCTACCTTAGGGCAGTCCTCCCACCATCTGGACGAACCTCCGGCAGAACACCCAGCCGGGGATGGTCAGAACCCATAGAGGTTCTCCCCGAGCCTTGCTGGAACTTAGATCTGTTCTGCAAGGCTCTACGCCAACGGTTTAAACCCAGTTGCGGTTGCTCGAAGCCGGGAACCGGATTGGAGTTCGATGAGTTCAACAAGCCTCTCCGCCGTTACTACACACCTAAGTCCCACCCTAAGTGTCCTGGTTGCGTACTTGGACCTGGGGCACTTGAAGAACTTGTCCATATGTTGGCTCGTTCTGTCGATTCCTCCTACCCCGTGGAGTGGTATGACTTCTTACAGAGGAACTTTACCTGGTGTCAACATGACTTCAGGGCGTTCTTCAAAGTCGTCACTGCTCTCCTTAAGGTCGGGGGGCCCAGAGTGCATGAGCATTGGGAACATTTGTGTTACTGGGAACTGGCGATTGGATACTCACCTTACAAGACCATCACGGACTTCCTCCCTGAGGTACAGTCCTGGCTCGGAACACCTAGAGCTAATGGTGAGATCATCGGAGAAGATAACTATTGTGCAATGTTATACCAGGCTGCCGTCAGCATACTTCGTGAACATTGGAGACAGCCCACCAAACTGCCTACGATTGGGCAGTGGGTTTCTAATGGCGATTGGATGCTCGGACAGGCTGGCACCGGCCCACAGGGTAGGGTCACAGTAGATCATGTGATACGGAATACTCGCAGGAAGCGTGCCGTTGACGCGGCTGCCCTGTCGGATGACCAAATTGCTACAGAGTTGGTATGTCCAGCTCCTGACATCTTAGAGGTCATCCAGAAGAGTGAGGGGGGCAAGGTCCGGCCAGTGGTGAAGGCGGGCAATGCAGTTAATAGAAAAATGGCTTATCTCTCTACTTCCGTAGAAGAAGGCCTGAAGGGCGCAACATTCTCGCCCATCTTCTCTGAAGAGGCAGCACAGGTGATAGATCAGCGGTTAATGGCCGCGGCTTGCGTTGGGAACGAGTGGTTTGTCCCTCTTGATCAGTCTAACTTCGACCAGAACCAGTCGAAGCGTACTGTGATGGTTGTACTCCGCGCTATCCTCGACGTTTGCTGTCGCCACCCGAACCTATCATCAGTTGCGAACGCTCTGTGGTTATCGCTGTGTGCCGGAGCGGAAGTCCGGTGCGGACCTCATCGCTTTCCGTGGTTACATGGTATGCCATCTGGGTGGAGGTGGACCGCTCTCCTAGATACTATGCTGAATATGGCCTCCTTCAAGGTTATAGCTCAGATTGTTTCTATCAGATCAGGTACACAAGTTCGATATTCGAACCTTGCTCTGCAGGGGGATGATGTGATCTTCACTCTCCCAACCCTCAAGCATGTCCCTCAGATTATATCAACGTACACGGATTTGGGATATGAGATAAACGCACAGAAGACATTCCTCTCCCGCTATCGCGGTGAATTTCTACGGAGGCTATACACTCCGGACGGTATATACGGCTATCTCTCTCG